TTGGCTTGTGCTAATACTAAGTTGTTGCGTTCTGGTAAATATAAAACTGTCTGATCTTTGTCTTGGTAGCGGTACATCTCAAGCATACGCTCAGATTCACGCTTCTCATAAGGTCCACGAATTGATGACTCGTGTTCTGGGAACTCATTACATAATTCACGAACACTCTTGGTGTATCTCTTTGTATATGTAAGTAACTTGCCAAAGCGATCCCATTCAGGGTAAGCACCAATTGGAGAGTCAATACGAATCATTGGGCGATTATTTTCATAATCAGGTTCAATAATAAATGGCAACATACCAAAGGTGATATAGCGATCTGCACCTGTGTACATTGTGGTTTGTAAGTTACAAGAATCTCTATATCCAGCAGCAATCATACTTCTGATATCAGCACGCTTGCGAGCGCGATCAGAGGTGCTGTTGGTAGTCATACAAGAGAATGTAGGTAGTGGAGCAATTACTTCTGCTACATCTCGTGCTGCCACATCAATAAAGTTAGCCACCATAGGCTTTGGATAATCGTCTGGGAACTGGCTAGGAAATACTTGTTGGATGTTACCTTGACGGATTGAGAGTAAGTCGGCATAGCGAGAGTCACGAGTGCTGTACTTCTCACGTAACTTCTTTACTTTGCCACTGATCTCTATAATGTCTAGTGCCAAAACGTTCCCCCGTTTACTGCGTGCTTCTCTTGAAGTTTCGCATATTCTTCTAAGTTAACAACCTGACGTTTGCGTAGGTCATTTGGTGTAAGGAATGGATTCTTAACCCAAGACCCTCCGTAAGCACCTGACTGGTTGATGTAACTTCTCATTTGAGTTTCAGCAAACCAGAGGGCCATAGGACCGTCTTGTTTATTTTTTGTTCCCGCTGACCAAGTAATTAACTGCTCAATCAGTGCCTTGATATGTTCATTATCTGTTCTAGGTAATTCTAAAAGATTATTCTTTAAATGTTTTCCAGTTGCATCCGATGATCCAAATAAAGGTGCCATAGAAGCAACACCAAACTCAGCATCCATTTTGTTTGCACCTGTATAGTGCTGAACTAATCTGATACCTCTAGTAGCCAAGAACTTGTTGATCTCTTCATCTTGGGTAAGGAATAGTTGGAAAGCGTTCTTCTCAATTACCCATACTTTAGGTTGGTATCTTTCAGTCCAAGCAAATATTAATTCTCTAATTGCCGCAGGTGTAGGTGCTGGCATCCTGCTTGCATCAAGCAAGTACCGCTTGCCAGTGCCACGATCTCCTGCTAATACTACGGAGAATGTATCTCCACTCATTGCTGGGTCCATAGAGCAAACTACATATTGAGATGTAACTGTCTCTGGGTGTCCAGGAGCGCCTGCTATTAGAGGTCCTACAGATCTCATACCTGCTACAGATCCTCTTACACACTCAGGTGAAAAGACGGCGGTAGATTCAACATCTTGTTGCTGGTAAACCATCGCCCAAGTTTTTGGATCTAATACTCCGCGACGTTTGCGAAGATTGACTCCATCCCATCTAGGATATAAGCCATTCTCATCAGCAGGTGTTAAATCATTTGCCCAAGGCCGATCTGACATAGGCCATAAGGTTTTCCATTTGGTTGGTTCATCATCAAATTCTAAAACTGCTGGCATAGCCAGATAGGTCCAAGGTGACTTATCATCTGGATATCTTTCTGGGTTACGCATCTCACGGTAAAGATCCATAGGATCTACGCGGGTACCTACAACTAGAATTTTGCCAGTAGGACCAACACGGGTTAAAACTTCCTGTTGGATCCATCTAATCTGTTTTTCATACTCATTAGCATTTGCCAGAGTCACACAGTCGTCTAGGATAATCAGATCAGCACGTGCGCCGTAAATCTGACCACCAATACCTAAGGCCTGAAGTGTGGGATCTTTTTCTCCTGAGTCACGCTCTAGGTAGATAGCGTCTTGCGTCCACTTCTCAGAGGTAGCCTTATAGCCCTCTACTGGCGCATAGCGCCGTTGAAGATCAATATAGTTTGGATGGGTAAGTCTTTGCTTAACTGCATAAAGAAATTCTTTTGCCATTGACTGAGTCTTAGATACCAGTTTGATCCGAACATTGGGATCTATGCAGATCCGATAAGTGACGTAGTCAATAGATACTGTCATTGACTTGGCGTGTTCAGGAGGCATATTGACTAGGACGTAGTTTGACATCCCTGGTTCATAAATCATATTTTCGTGAACCCAAGCAGGCTTACCTTCCTCAAGAAGGCTGATGACGTTCCTCTGGTGGGGGAAGGTCTGGGATGAAAGATAGGTTGCTCTAAAGTCCTCAAATGTTATTGAGGCGTCTTCTGGGGAAACTACACCCTTACGATTTCTTACCTCACGAGATAGGTCAATTGCTTTTTTAAAATCTGGATCACTAGCCCGATAATATTCATAAGACTTTATAGATTTGCCAACTGCGCGGCAAGAATCTTCTACCGTGTGACCTTGGTTGATTAAGTCAATAATCTTCTGTTTGGCATCAGTGCTGGAAAATGATGCACCTGGGGCAAGTTTAAATCTGTTGTTGTCGCCTGGTCTAGGTTTAGACATAACTATCCCATCTTTAGGGGGTCCTTCAGTGGACCCCTTCTTGGGGGGTCGCAAGGCCTTAAGCCTTGCTTCCTATTGGGAGAGCGTGGGGCTGGAAGCCCCTAAGCGATCCGTTCGTCTCAACTGCATTGTTCGCTTGAGGCTCACACTGCCGTGAGCCGAACGGGGGATTAGCGCTTATTTAATCCCCTACTATATACTAAGGCGGGAGATTTGCCTTTTATCCCGCATTGCGTTACGTGATCTTAATCACATTGTATATAGATAGTATTTTATACTGACTTTGAGCCTAAAGTATTTTTATCACCGTCTCAATATGTGAGATGCTATCTTAATATGTAAGACTATATTTAGAAAAAATATTGTGGTGGATAGTACGTATAACCCACCGCTCGTATTAAAATGGGGCGGGTCGTTGCCCTTGCGAGCGCGGTTGTGGTGGGCTACCCCCTGCCCTATGCGCTCGCTATCACCCACAATTACACGAGTGTTTGCCCGCCATTACGAGGCGTTGCCCACCCTATTAGGGGCGTTTGGATACATATAAGCGGGCTTGAGAGTTATTAAAGGCGGTTTGGGTGACTGTCCCCTGCGACCCCGAACACCTGTTCGCATCAGCCCCCGCAACTATTAAAGCCCCCGCAATTACCGAACATCTGTTCGCCTATTGGCTCATAAACGCCGTGTCCGATTTGCCCCTTTTGTTCTTTGTGATGTAACTAACAAAAAAAACCTTACTAAATGCTTGACAAGCCTAGCCCTGCGTGGGATAGTTATCCCTATCAAGCCAAAGGGGCTTGCGAATGAAGGGGAATACAATGAAAAACGAAAAAGATCTAATCAACACAGTTGCGCAAATGTACTCACTAGCAACAAGCGATTTAGACCACTATAAATTGGCTAAGTTTATTCTTGCCAATTATTACAGCGTAGAAAGTTTCTTTTTAAATAATGAGAACGATTTCTCAAGCGGTCTTAATTTAAACAGCGTTGAAACATTTATTGATAATATGAAGAAAGTTGTGCAAGCCGTAAACGGCGAATTATAGAAACAAGGCGAAACCGCCCCCGACGGGGCGGTCTAGGGGTAGACGCCCCTACTGATGAGCCTAAATTGAAGGGGGCAAATTATGTTAAAAGGTAAGTTCACAATAGTAGACCAATGGGACACAACTAGAATAATGAAAAATGAGGAAATGGATTTTGAAACTATCGGCGAGTTAGAGCGTTTTCTAGCCTATAACCGCGCCTATATCTTAAAACTTTCTTTCTCAGGCGAGTTCAAAAAAGCGGGCAACTAACAACACCGCCTCCCGCCCGTAAGACGGCGACGGTTCAAGACCGACGGGGGGCACTATCGGGCGGGAAATACTCGCCCGATTGATTGAAGGGGAACTAATGATAATCACGTTTAACCTATATAGCGGGGCAGGGCTAGAAAGTAAGAACGCTCTAAACTCAGCCGATTTTGCTGAGTTCTTAAAGATCGCGCAAGTGTTTAAGCAAACTGTAAGAGTTGTCAGCGTGAAAGAGGGCAACTAATGAAAAAAGCAATTAAGGCTTATTCAATTCTAGCCGACGATAACGGGACGGCGTGGGCTGAGGGTGTATTTACTCAAGCCCGTATTAACTCTCTAATCAAAGCCTACAAGCGGGCGGGGATTAACCTCACCGCCCACGGCTCACCCGTTCAACTAATAGACCAATTAGAGCAGATCAACGCGGTATTAGACGCTAATGCCACCGCCCGCGCAATGCGTGAGCAGGGGCGGTTAGTTGTGATGGGGGTGGGTTTCTAATGAGTGCTAAAGTTTTTAATATTCTTAAAGACCCACGCAACGGCAATATAATCTGCTCAGGTATGTGCGATCAGGGCTACCTTGAAACTAAGGTGTATATTGGATACACAATTAAAGAGGCAAAAAAAATGTTTAACCAACACTTAAAGGCGGTGAACCAATGAGCATTAAAGAACTAAGCAAGGCGATAGACACCACCGCGCTACTTACCGAAGGCACACTATCCTTCCCCGTGCTGATTAAGGACGCGAAAGTATCTTACGGGCAGGAACGCTACCTAATCACCCCTATCGGGGGAAAGGGTGAGGTGTGGGTCAATAAGGAGAGAGTAAAGATATCTTAACACCTTCTCCCTTCCCCGTGTCGCTATTGACACGGGGGTGGGGGTGGGGGCTAAAATATAGCAACCAATTAGAAACCACTTGAAGGGGGTTTTTATGAATACAGAACAGGAATATAACGGCTGGTCTAATAGAGAAACTTGGGCTACCGCTTTACATATCAATAACGACCAATACCTATATAAAACCGCACAAGGTTACACAGAAGCAACAATAGAAAATCACCCAACAACAGATGACGGGGTTGGAGAGTGCGAGGCAGTTAATTGCCTTGCTGATACTTTAGAAACTTGGATAACTGAGGACTTGCTAACAGTAGAAAACATCTCAGGAAATCAAGGTCTATTTTCTATGCTGACCGATATTGGCTCACTCTATCGGGTAGATTGGCAAGAGATAGCAGAAAGTTTCCTATCCGAGATGAAGGTGGTTGCCTAATGAAAACTAAAACAATAATCCGCGCCCTATTTTGGGGCGCGGTGTTGGTTGCGTTCTATTTTATTGCTACCCATATTTGGTGGACGGGGCAGGGGTTCTGTTTTAATACGGCGGACGCCTGCTACGGGGTGAACAAATGACTAAAAATAAATGCCTAGATTGTGGAGATTGTGAAGTCTTAAACTTATTCTCCACCGTTTACGGTGTAATTTGTGGCGAGTGTCTAAATAGAGTTAATTGTTCCACCGACACAAGCAAATCCGAGCCGACCTATAACGACCTATTAAAACAACTAGACGAAGGGGCTAAACAATGACTAGAGAACACTACTACATCATAAAGTTTACCGAGGAAAATGGCTGGGAAATTGACGAGGATAACGAGTGCGGTTACTTTCCCGAAGGGTCAATCTACGACAGCAAAACAGGCTGGGAGTTTGGCTATCAAGGTGAGGGAGTTTTTGCCAAAGATGAGGAAAGATTATCCGAGGAAATAACTTTATTACTTGAACACCATAACACAATGAGCGCACGACTAATCAACGAAGGGGCTACAAAATGATAAACAACGACCTAATACAGCACACCGATATACCTACACTTGATTTAATATACGGCGAATTAAAAAATCGTTTGTATCAAGCGCAATGTGCCTTAGATGAGGCAGACGGGGCGGACAAAAACTTTCATTACTTAGAAGGTTTATTAGACGCTTACAGTTTTGTATATACAGAGATAGACCGAGTGATGAATATAAGGGGGCAATAATGTGTGGCGATTGCTTACAGGATATAAAGATTTGTGGGTGCGATAAATGAACACCGATTGCGATTGCGATAACTTAGACCAAGATGTAACAGGATATACCTGCTACAAATGCTATAAGAAGGGGGCATAGTGAGAACATCACAAGAAATAAAGGACGAAATACAAGACATAAAAAACAGCGCAGAAAATATCACAGACGGCACAGAGGATATTTTACTGGGTTGGGTTGAAGCCCTAGAATGGGTGCTATCTGAATACAAAGATGAAGGAGACAATAAATGAACGACACGACTATAGACAGCCTAATTGACAGCGCAAACGAGTTGATTAGGCTAGCAGATGAACGCAAAGTAATTCTCTCTAGGTTAGAGAGACTAATAGAAGGGGAAAAAAATGATTAAAGTATTACTAGATCAAGATTGGTGTGTTGAACACTACATTTATTTTAATAAAGATGAAGGGTGTCCAACTTGTAAGTATGAGGAGGAAGTGAATAAATGATTAAAGAAATAAGTCTATACCGACAGATAAAATCTAATATAGAAGGCGATTGGTGGGAGTGTAGTTGTGGTAATCAACCTGACTATGAAGGGTTCTATGCTTGCGACCAATTAGGAAACCCACAACACGACGAAGGCGGTAGCCCTGATGACAAATGGGACACAACCTATTACTACTGTAACAGATGTAAAGCAGTTATTAACCAATACACAAACGCAATTATTAAGGAAGGAGTAATGTAATGACAGCGCAAGAACAGTTAGACAAACTAACCGAAAGCGTGGGCAAAGCCCTAGCCGACAGTTATGAAACAGGATATAGCCACGCTAGTAATGAGATACTAGCCGAGGTTCTAAATGCGCTAACAGAACGGCAAAAGACTAGCCGTGATAGTGCTGGATTAGAGACAGCCATAGCAATAGTGAAGGGATTTCAAGAGTGATTATTGTTATCGCTATTGGGGCAGGTATAGCAGGGGTTTACCTAGCCGACCTATTACACAAATGGGAAACTGAGTGAGGTTTGATACCACCAACGCTAATTGTATAAACCAAGACCCAATATATTTTTTTCCTGAAACAGAACGCAACAGTAGCGAGGACAGGAAAATGGAATTGGCTATGAATACAGTTAAAGGATTACAGATATGCGCAAGTTGTCCTATTAGACAAGCGTGTTTGGATAATTCTTTTACTTCCATTGATACAATTAACTATGGCATATTTGGTGGCACGCTACCTTATGAAAGGCGAGAAGCAATAGGCAGAATGTCCCGTGAAATCAAACAAAACACAACCTATTACCAACATACATACCGCAAACTGGCAGATGAACACGGAGTTCCCCGTCATTACATCAAGCCAAGAGAGGTGAGTGGGGATTTATGGCACGGAATATATCAAGACGAACAAAGTGCGTAACAGTATTAAGTATAGGAGTGCTTATACTTTCAGCCGTATGCTGGAATATAAGCCCGTTAAAGGCTATCCTAGACCCAATCAAGGGGATAGTAGAGCCGAACATAAGCGTCAAACAAACGAAAGCGACACAAGATGAAAAAGAAAACAACAGACAACTGGCCGAAGCCTACGCTTACGCTGGTTGGGGGTGGCAAGATGCCGAGTGGCTTTGCCTCAACACCCTTTGGACCAGTGAGAGCAGGTTTGACCACCTCGCAAAGAACCAGCGAGGATCAACTGCTTACGGAATTGCTCAACGACTTGGAGAAACAAGCGACGATCCTTCAATACAAATCCTCAAGGGTCTTAGATATATTTTTAAGCGACACCACACACCTTGTAACGCCTACCGATACTGGCTTAACTCAAGCCCACACCACTACTGATGAGTGCTAAACCAACAGAGTTACGCAAACTCATAGCCTTACTTGAAGGTGAAGCAGATGATGTAGAGGAACTAGCCAAGTGGGTATGGAAATTAGTAGAGGATTGTTTGGCGGATAGGGAACAGTATGTAATCTTTGCTGTCCACCCTACCTTGTTCAATCTAGTCCAAGCAGTTGGACCATACACCACCAAAGCACAAGCATTAAAAGATTACAGCAAGCGTATCAACGCTTATGACACAAACTCTTATGCCCGAATTGCACTATTGAGAAACCCTGATAAGATTGTAACTGATTGATCTGCTATATCTTCCGTCGGGTTGGAGTTCTTAGAGAGTACTTACCAACCAAGACTTAGTAGATCAAAGCGTTGCTCCCTCACCCTTCAGAGGTTGTAGCAACAAAGAAGCCCGCCTAGTCAGCGGGCTTCTTGCTTTTATAGTTTTCTAAAATCATTGATTTATACTGTCAAGTTTAATTGTTTTGCGGGAGTGTCGCCGTTCAAAATGTATCAAAAAATCATTGACACAAAAAACCCATTTGTTATACTTATCCCAAGCCAATCAAATTGGTTGGTGGTTTCTGAAGGGAAATAAAAATGAGTAGAGATACATTATATGCAGAAGGCTTTCGCAAGATTGCTATTGCATATGCAGACGGATTGAGTGGCACAGGGTTTGAGAACTGGGTTACTCAAGTAATAGTTGAAACTATGGAACAAGAAGGTAAGTCAAATGACTAATGACCAAAGTTGCATAGCAACCCCGCTAACCGCAGATGAAGATAGTATAGGTATGAGTTATGATACCGAGGTTTGTGGCAAGCGAGGTAATCTAATGTTGAAGTATGAACTGCGAGGCAGTTACTATGGAACAATAGTTCTTTGCGAAGAACACTCCGATAATATTTGGGGTGAAATTACAAAGATGATTGACGTGGATAACTTCTAATAGGGACACAACAAAGCCCACCGTTTTGGCGGTGGGCTTTTTGTTTTGTGTGTCTTCCCCGCTACACACAAACCTATCGTCGTGGATTATCAGTGGAGTAAAACCCACTGCTTAAAAACCTTACTGGTGGGGCAGAGAATATACGACGCATAGACTCTGAGCAAGTATCACAATTAGGGGCAGGTAGGTCAGCAAAGACCGACGCTTTTAATATCTTATACGTTCCACAAGCATCACAACTAAACTCATAACTTGGCATTGTCCACCTTACAATTCTTTACGCATACCCAATATAATTCATAATAAGAATGATCCACCACTGGTCTGATCTCTGTTCTACACAACTTACTATGCTTAATCTCCACGAGAGTATCTCTCCCAAGGGTTATCTCCACCTAGTTTATAACACAACCTACGAAGTGCGCCACGCACCTTACGATCAGCAGTTGAATCAGATACCTGTAAGGTAGTTGCTATCTGCGATAGCGTAAGGTTCTCAAAGAATCTAAGTTCAAGCACCATACGATCTTGAACATCAATCTTCTCTAACCCTCTTTTAATATCTATCACGCTAACAATATAGTTACCACCTTCAGCAGGATTACCACCACCTGAAACCTTTGGCTTAGAGGTATCTTTAGCCTCTGCTATCTCACCCCATACATAAGGCAATACTTCAGTAAGGATTGCTGGTGTGTAGTAAACTTCATCTCTTAACTCATAACCT